GTCCCGGCAGAGCGTCACCCGTCCTACATGCCTGATGGCGGCAAGTATTCCACCATTGAGCGCGACGGCATGATCCTGATGGAGCGTCCGCTTGAACTGACCCAGGAAGCCCGCCAGATCGAGCTTAAAAAGGCTCGCCAGCAGGTCCGCCACAAGGAAGCGCAGCTCAACTCTGCTCCGGGCGCCGATCATTTTGGACGGGACAACAAGGGTAATTCCCTCGTTAAGGTCAACAAGTCCTACGAGGCGATCCCTATTCCGAACGACTAATACCGCCTATACAGTACTAAATACGAAGGGCGATTGTAAAAGGTCGCCCTTTTTGTTGACACTCTTTGTTTTTGGAGTATAGGCTATTTTACCCCTCCCCCGGCGTGGAGGGTTCACATCTATTTTCGGTCTAAATCGCCCCGGCGTGCGATGATGGCCTCCTTAAAAGGGAGAATCCGTCATGGCGAACACGTCTGCGCCTTTCGGTTTCCGTCAATGGTCAGGCACTGGCTCTGCTCCGACGTATGAGCAAGTCGCCCTCGTCAACGGCGGTATCAACTACAACACCGCGGCTATTTACTACGGCGACCCCGTCGTCCGTGTTAGCTCGTCGGACAGCACCATCACTCAAGCCTCGACTGCCGGTACGACTACGCTCGCCGGTGTGTTTGTTGGCTGCAAGTACCTCTCGACCTCGCAGAAGCGGACCGTTTGGTCCAACTACTGGCCGGGCTCGGATGTCAGCAGCTCCAACCAAAGCACGATTGAAGCCTACATCATCAACGATCCGAACGCTCAGTTCCTCGTCCAATCCGATTCGACCGGCGCGACCCAGGCTCAAATGGGTTCCAACGTGAATCTCAACATTGGCTCGGGCAACGCGAACAACGGTCTGTCTGGCGCCTACATCACGCCCGGCTCGACCGCTGCTACGACGAGCAACCTGCCCTTCCGCATGGTCAGCCTGAACACGAGCCCTCCGGGTGCTCCGGGCACTGCTTCGGGCGCGTACAACTACGTTGTTGTGGCCTTCAATAACGTCGAAACCAAGCAACTGACCTCGGTCGTTGCGTAAGGGAGTGAAGGACAATGGCTGTTAACCTCTCAGCAATCAAAGACCTTCTGCTCCCCGGCCTGCGGGGCGTTGAAGGCAAGTACGAGATGATTCCGTCTCAGTACGACAAGATTTTCACCAAGCACGACTCCAAGCTCGCCCTCGAGCGTACCGCTGAAATGCGTTACCTCGGCCTGGCGCAGCTGAAGACCGAAGGTGGTCAAACCTCCTTCGACAACTCGGCTGGTGAACGCTACGTCTACAACCAGGAGCACAACGAAATTGCTCTGGGTTACGCGATCACCCGCAAGGCGATCGACGACAACCTCTACAAGACCCAGTTCCACCCGTCGAACCTCGGCCTGATCGAGTCCTTCCAACAAACGAAGGAAATCTACGGCGCCAACCTGCTGAACACCGCCACCACCTACAACGCCTCTGTGGGCGGCGACGGTGTGGCGCTGTGCTCGGGTTCGCACCCGATCGACGGCGGCACTGTGGCCAACACGCCCGCCACCCAGGTGGACCTGAACGAAGCCACCCTGCTGAACGCGATGATTGCGATCCGCACGAATTTCAAGGACCAAGCCGGTCTGAAGGTGTTCGCCCGCGGTCGTAAGCTGATCGTTCCGCCGCAACTGGAACCGGTTGCTATCCGTCTGACTAAAACTGAGCTTCGTCCGGGTACTGCAGACAATGATGTCAACGCAATCCTGACGACCGCAGGTGGTCTGCCGGAAGGTTACATGGTCAACGACTTCTTGACCTCGGCCTATGCTTGGTTCATGCTCACGAATATTGACGGTCTCTCCTACATGGAGCGCGTTAAATTCGAAACCGACATGCAGGTTGACTTCGTAACTGACAACCTGCTTGTCAAAGGTTACGAGCGTTACAGCTTCGGCTACTACAACTGGCGTTCGATCTGGGGCTCGTTCCCGACTTCGTAATCGGCTGGGCCTCCCTCGCGGGAGGCCCTATTCCCAAAGGAGAGACAAATGTCTTCTACTGTCTTTACGGGGCCGGTTCTGGCGGGCAACGTTCTGCAAAGCGACGGCACCGGCGCCCTTGCGGGTTTCGGTGGCAGCAGCGGCACGCAAAACGTCGGGTTTGTTCAAATGGCGCAATCTGCGCCCATTACGCAATCCGCCACTGCGGCTGCCACCCCCATCGTGATCCCGGCCCAAAGCCAGATCACGGACATCTATGTGGCTGTCACCACGGGCTGGGGTTCCAGCGGCACTCTCAGCATCGGTACTTCTACCGCTGCTAACGAGCTCGCCTCCGGTATCGCTGCTACGAGTCTGGTGCAGGGTCAGTACACTGTCCCGGTTACCAGCCTGATCGCTGCCTGGAACAACTCCAGCGCAACGCAGGACGTCCAGATTTACGTCAAGTCCAGCACCGGCACTGCGGGTGTGGCCGTCCTGACCGTCTGCTATCTGCAGGGGATCAACGGCTACGTCAACGGCCAATACACTTAATAGGAGGCACCCATGAAGGGTCACCGCAAGCACCGCAATACCGGCGGGGTCAATGAGGCCGAAATGGACCTCCGCGACAAGCCGGAAGCTCGTACCAACGCCGCTCACATCGACCACGAAGCCGAAGAGCGCAAGCACGGCGGCCATGTTAAGCGCCACAAGCGCAAGCATGGCGGCATGATCCACAAGGAAGGCTTCGGCCCGGAAAGCGAATCCACCATCGGTCGCGCCAAGCGCAAGCGCGGTGGCCACGTTCTCCACCACCACATGGGTCACGTGAAGCATGTCGGCGACGTGCATGGCGAACACGCCAAGCATCACGCCGGTCGCAAGCCCCGCAAGAGCGGTGGCCGGGCTTATTCTGACTCCAACCCCTTCACTTCCGCGGCTCACGGCAAGGCCCCCAAAGGCCGCACCCTGGACATGGAAATGGACGGCGGTCCCGGCGAAGAATAAATCCAGACCTCTTTGTCTGAGGCGAACGGGGGCCTTTGCGCCCCCGTTTTACCATGGGGGATTACATGTCTGGAGCTTGGACGCGCAAAGAAGGCAAGTCACCTTCGGGCGGCCTCAACGAAAAGGGGCGCCAGTCTTTGCGTGCTGAAGGGCACAATATCAAACGCCCTGTCACTGCCCACGAAGCCGCGCATAGCGAGGAAGCCGCCCAAAGACGGGATAACTTCCGAACCAGAATGTGTGGTATGAAAGAAAAGCTCACGTCGGCGAAGACGGCCCACGATCCAAATAGTAGGATCAATATGGCGCTGAAACGCTGGGACGTTAAATGTTAGAAAGGGCCTACGGATGGCGACCATTACTTCTACGGGCGCTGTAAATCAGTCGATCACCCGCGTCGGCAGATACGAGCCTTTCAACCTCCAACTGGCCCGCGGGCAGATCAGCCTGCACTCTCAGGTCAACGTTTTCGGCTATCAAGCTGCTGTCGGCACCACGGCGGTGCCGATTTGGGAAAACGCCACTGCGTATGTCTACCCTTCCACCGCGGTCGTCATGACCCTGGTGAGTTCGTCGGCTTCTGACAACGCGATCAGCGTCCTGATCAGCGGCCTGGATGCCAGCTACAATCCGATCTCGGAAACTGTTGCGCTGAACGGCACGACTAACGTCAACACGGTGAACAGCTATTTCCGCATCAATAGCCTGAGCCTGGCGACGGGTACGAACATCGGCACGATCACGGCCAAGAACGGCGGCACGACCTATGCCGCCATCAATCCCGGCATCGGCAAGTCGCAGAACTCTTGGTACACGGTGCCCGCCGGAAACACGTTCTATCTGAACCGGGTCCAAATCTCTTCGAACCTGAGCTACGCCGGTAGCGTCTATAACTACTACCAGGTGTACGCAAAGACCTCGTCGGGTCTGGTTCTCGTTGTTCTGCAGCAGCCGTTTGTGAGCACCTTTAGCGTTCAAAGGCAGACGCCGTTCCCTTACGCTGCTGGCACCGATCTTCAATTCCAGGTCAGCACCAGCACGGGCACTTCGGCTGTTGGCATTGTCGTGGAAGGCTTCCTGATCCAAAACGACGGCACTCTCTAAGGGGTGATCAATGTCCACAAGCGGGACGTATAATTTCAACCCGTCGCTGGGCGAGGTCACCCTCTACGCTTACAACCTGTGCGGAATTCGAAACACCGCCATCGTTCAGGAGCACATGGAGGCCGCCCGCATGGCGGCCAATATGCTTCTGGGGCGGTGGTCTTCGGAGGGTGTGAACCTGTGGGCGGTGGATTTGCAGACGATCCCGCTGGTGCAGGGGCAGGCGACCTACAGCATTCCGACCAACACGATCACCATGCTGGACACCTATGTCGTCCAGAACAGCGGCGGCGCGTCGATCAACCGCCTGATCCTGCCGATCAGCCGCACGGAATATGCGTCTTACCCGAACCCGCAGCAGCAGGGCTTCCCGACCACCTACTGGCAGGATCGCCTGATCAACGGCACCGTCACCCTGTGGCCGGTGCCTGATGGCAATGAAAGCTCGCTGAACTACTACCGCGTCCGTCAGATTCAGGACTCCAATTTCACCAGCGGACAGCAGGTCGAAATCCCGTACTACTTCCTCGAGGCGTTCGCCTACGGTCTGGCCTTCCGCCTGTCCCTTGTGTGGGCCCCAGAGAAGGCGCAGCTGATCAAGCCGCTGGCTGATGAGGCCTATGCCATTGCCGCCGCTCAGAACATCGAAACGGCGCAGCAGTACATTTCCCCGACCATCTCTGGCTACTTTAGGCCATGAGCATCGATACGTTTTACGTCTATGAACACTGGCGCCCTGATAAGGGCGAATGTTTTTACGTGGGAAAAGGTAAAAAAAATCGCGCTCTTTATTTAAAACAACGCAACAAACATCATGCCGCAATTCAAGCAAAATTGGCTCGGCAAGGATTATGCGTTGAAATAAAAATTATTTCTCATGGTTTGACGGAAGAAGAAGCGTTCAATCTTGAGACGAAGCAAATACTTTTTTGGCGGGCTGACGGAGCCGACTTGGCAAACCGCACTTTAGGGGGTGGGGGAATTTCTGGGCTGGTCCATACAAAAGAAACGCGCAAAAAAATGAGTGTTTCTCAAAAAAAGCGAAGCCCGCGCCCTCCTCATTCCATGGAGGTAAGGGCAAAAATTAGTCGGGCTCAAATGGGGCAAAAAAGAAGGCTTGGCATTCCTCAAAGCGATAAAACAAAAAAAATTCTTGCTGATCTGGGTCGCAAGAATTTTGAAATCTTTAAAAAATATATGTCCATGGGGCCTGCTGCATCATCAAAAAGAGTTGTTTGCGTAAATGATAATTTATCATTTGAGAGCGCAAGCGCCGCAGCAAGGCATTATGGTGTGGCTAAAAGCTCCGTGATAGAATTGTGTTTAGGTAAAAAACACAGAAAAACAGTTGGCGGAAAAGTCTTTAAATACGAGGAGGCGTAAATATGGCGTATGCCTCAAGATCAGGTAGGGCAAGAACAAGTCCTAGTAACCCGCAAGCGTTTGCCGTTTGTGACAGGTGTTCGCTCTGGTATAATTTTTGCGACCTGCAATGGCAGTACGACTGGCGAGGCGCTGCGCTGCAGAACCTGCGCATTCTGGTTTGCGACACCTGCCTGGACACTCCGCAGGAACAGCTGCGTGCGATCGTGGTCCCTGCCGACCCTACGCCGATCATCAACGCCCGCACTGAAAACTATGCGGCTGATGAGACTGACTACCGGGCCGTTTCGGTGCCTACGGTATATGACCCCACCACGGGGATCCCGATCCCGAGCTCTACCGATCGCATCACTCAAGACGGTGGTCTGCGAAACACGCAGCCTATCGGCGCCCCTGTTGGGCTGACGGAGTCTGCGATCATGCCGCTCAACCAGGGTGTGGCATATGATGTGCAACTGCCGATCGTGTCGGTTACCGCTGTCACCAATACGAGCGTGGATCCAACCGGCACCAAACAGATTTCGGTGACTTGCTCGGCGCCCCACGGCCTCAGCACGGGGTCGCAAATATCCGTCAGCGGCCTCAAGAACAACGGTGCAAACGGCTTCTACAGCGTGACTGTGACCACGGCCACTGCGTTTACCTACCTTCCCAATCGGGCTATACCTAATGGGAGCCTGCTGACTTCCGGGACTGTCATAGTCACTGCCCTTGTCGGCGTGCCGTATAACTATTCGCAGATTCCGCAGACTGGGATTTAGGGCATGGCTAACGTAACGATCCCTAATCTCCCCAAAGCAATCTCCCTCACTGGGACTGAGCAGCTCGAGGCTGTTCAGAGCGGAACGTCTGTTTCGGTTACGGCTGCCCAGATTGCCGGTCTTGCGCCGGGCGCTACCGGCGCCACTGGGCCGCGGGGCGCGACTGGCGCCGTAGGATCGACGGGATCGACAGGTCCAACGGGTCCGCAAGGCAATTTCGGCGCCACTGGTGCGCAGGGTCCGACAGGCCTAACCGGCGCGACCGGGGCGACGGGTGCAACTGGTGTTGTTGGCGCCAGCGGTGTTGCTGGCCCGACTGGACCTACGGGCCCTACGGGCGTTGTGGGGCCGACTGGGGCCACGGGGATGGGGGCTACGGGCCCCACGGGGCCTTCTGGGCCATCTGGGCCTGTAGGACCGTCTGGTGCAACGGGGCCTGTTGGGGCGACGGGTCTGACTGGGGCCACGGGGTCGCTGGGGGCGACGGGGCCTGTGGGAGCGAGCGGCGCCACGGGAGTGGCCGGCCCTACAGGCCCCACGGGCGCCAGCGGTGTTGCTGGTCCGACCGGAGCCACGGGTCTGCAGGGCGCTTTGTATGCGACGACCAGCACGACATCCCTGACCCTGACTATCAGCTCGCCGTCTCTGACGGTGGGAACT